TATCTACAGGAACCAGCACTGCTGGTATAGGTAGCGTCGGTAGTAGCAGTTATGTAAGATGTGATTCCAGCTATCTTGTATTTTGCGGCCCTTCATCCTACGCCGGAGGAACAACTGCTGCTGTTAACAGTACCGGCGGAATCAACAACTATTATTCTGTTCGGGCGGACAATAACCTTTCTGTTTTAAGTATATGTACTAATGCCGGTAATTCAACTAGTACTAGAATTAATACAATTATAGGAGTGACAGGTAGTGGTAACAATGGTGGAGCCGGCGGTAGCATTAACAATGGATATATGGGAAGTATAGCCCAGGTACCTAGTTCTCCTTATTATCTAGGAGTAACTCACGGAACGGGCGGCGGAGGCGGAGGCGGTCAGGCTGGCGGCACTATATCCGGCTCTGGCAATTTTCCTACCGTTTATGGGGGTGCAGGCGGCATTAACGGAGGAAATGGCAGCGGTGGTATTCAAGCAATCCCTGGACTATTTTATTTTTACGGCGGAACTGGTGGAGGTGGTGGAAGCGCCGGTAATGGTGGAGCCGGCGGTCCTGGAAGTTATGGCTGCGGCGGAGGTGGCGGGGGCGGCGCCATGGGCGGCGTTAGTGGTCGTAAAGGTGGAGATGGTGGTAGAGGCGGAGATGGACTAGTTGTAGTTATTGCTTGGTAACAACTATAACTAAATTAATTCTAACAACAATTCTAATTTAGTTTTAATTGACTTATTACTAAGACTATTTTTTACACCTTGATGTAACGGCTTAGGCCAGCAGTCAAAGTTTGACCAAGCATAACCACTATGTTCCCCGTTTAGAGTTGGTATAAATTCACGATCAACAATCAATACATAGGTATTATATTGAAAGTTTTGATCATTACTAGTGAATAATTCTAGTGGTACTACCTTCTTTATAGCAGGAGTCTTACCTACTTCTTCTTTTATTTCTCTGGTCAATGCATCAAACGCTGTTATATCGTTAGGTTCTTTTTTACCGCCAACTAAACCCCAAGTATCAGCAGTTTTACCCTGTGTTCGTAACAATAATAAAAATCGTTTAGTGTCGCGGGCTAGAAATAATCCACCACTACATACCACTGAATTTATAGAATTAATCGCCATAGTCCCTTATCATAGATACCTTCAAAGCTCTTGCTCCAAGTGTTATGACTCCACTTATATTGCACGCCTGTATATGAATTAGTTATATAAGTAACCTCAGTGGCATCGGGAGAACTGAATACAGTATTCCAAGCACTACCATCCCATTCTATAATATCATTAGCATAGGCTACTGTGTCAGTGCCGTCTAAATTCTTCCAAGCATCAGGGCCGTCGTATCCTGGTTTAGCATATTCAAGGTTAACATTAATGTTTTCTAATATAAGATATCTAGTGCCTGTAGAAACTCCAATAGGATTAAATGTTTCAGGGTTAATGATAGCATCCACTGTACCTCTACCTGCAATGACAGTATTAGCTGGAATAGTATCAGCATCTATATTCAACATCATCCTAGATTCGTCATCAGGATCTAAACTAATATAAGCTACTATTTCATTTCCATCAGGTTTAAGTAATCTCAGTTGACTTAAACCTGCACGGAATTGACCAGGATACATATCTAACAATCTTAGCCAAGATGTAGAATTTTGTGTAACACTTATATCTATAATTCCATTATCTAGTGATGCATTGGTTGTCAATGTAGCTACATTGTGCAATACCATTAGATCAAAATTTCCAGGAGTTAATACAGTTTTAAGAACATCCTCACCAAGACTGGTTAAAATCATATCAGGATTAGCAAAATCTGTAGCAACTGTACCCTGTGCTGCGGTAAATGCCGATGTGATAATTTTAGTAATAATACCTAGTTGTTTAACCTTAGCTGGAGCGGTGATCCAAACATGTGCTTCAAAATTCATATTTAGAATATCAATATCTTGCTCTAACCCTTGAGGAATTTGTCTACTACTCCAAAATTGAGTCATAAGAGTCAATACGCTGATGCTGGTCCAATCTATATAATTATCTGTGGTTTGCAATTCTAAACTAGGATTGAACAATACAGAAATTTGTTCCCATAGTTGTAATTTTTGATCTAAATTTGTGGTCCATATATCAGCAGCAAAAGTAGCAAGATACGGAGTAGGCATTATACGTTCCACAGTATAATTAGCACCTTGTTTATTTAGATACGCATTATCTGCTTCGTCTAATGCTCGTTCTCTAATATTAATTTTACTTACAAATGTAGGGTCTTGTAAACGACTACGATCAAACTGTAGATCTTTAATATAACAAGCAATAAATGGAGCACTGGCAATAGTGTTCTCACTGTTTTTCTTTAGAACAGAAGCAACTTGTCTATTCATATCACCGTAACGAACAGGCACTTGAACCAATTGACCTTTAGCATCTTTATAACTAAAGTTACTCATGATCCGCATAAACTGTGTCAAGTATCTGCGTACTTGCCCATCATAAAAATGATCTGCCATATTAATTATCCGCTTTAGGTTTTAAGGCCTTACTTAATGCCTGACGTTCTTTAATAACTTTTCCACCAATTGTTGCAGTAGTTGTATTATTAATGAAACTAGATTTTAATGTTTGTTGTATTTGTTTGCCAGTATTGACTGGTTTGGATATATCTTCAGAACCAAAGTTATTTAATGTCATACGTACATTGTCTTCAAATTTAACCCAATGACTGCCATCAAATCTAAATAATCTGTTAGGTAGATAATCTGTCCTCAAATAAAATTGACCAATAATTGGAGTATTAGGAAAAGAAATTCCTTGTCCATATGGTGCACCATTTGGAGGCTGACCGTTGCCAGTTAAATACCCCACGTATAAATCTTGTCCTGGAGATTGTAAAATTACACTGGCATCTAACATAGCTTGTTGTATACTAGCATCTAAATTAGTAGAACTAGCATCAACTAAATTAATTAATCCTGTACTAGTGGATGTTGGTAAAACAAATAAATTAGTAGTATCAAATCCGCTAGCAGGTACATCGGCATCTGCTTGTGCAATAATTTGATTATTAATATCTATGCTCTTTTGATATGTGCTGAGTAAATCTCGTAAACTACTACCATCTCCTGCCCCTGCATCACTATCAAGTATTTCTTTAAATTCTTGACTGTCAACTAGAGGAACACATTTAGCACGTAACAAATGAGGATACCAAGTTTGACTGTATCCGCTTGCCGGTCTAGTAACATCTTGTATTACGTAAAATCTCTTTAATGCTACTAGACTATCATCTAAAGCATATTCATCTTTCATATGCGGTAACTCTATAACATCACCAGGCATAATTTTTCTAGATAAAGTATCTATAGTATTCTTTAAGTGGAATGTTATGAAAATATTATCATTTTGTAGGAACAATCCAAATTGACTAAGATTAAAATCTACATCTTGCATAGTGTAAATGCCACGCATAATATAGACATCAGGGTCATAATGACGATCACGATTTTCCATAAAAATTAAATCTTGTATTCCCAATTCTGAAATAGGATTTGTATTCATAGGAAGACTTGGACTACTTTCACCGGCAGCAGGATCTACAGGACCTAGGTATCTATGTACAAATACATCAGTGCCGCCCACCTGAAATTGTTCGTTAATTACACGATCTAAAAATTTAAAATCATTACCCTTCTCTGGGCGGTAAAGTGATAAGCGTGGAATTTTAATTCTCCTGTCTATGTTTATTTATAGCTAAATATTAGTATGACTGAAACTGAAAACGAACGCCAAAAAGTTATCGACTATGTGCAAGCTATGCTAGGAGCGGGTATGGTAGACATAGAGCTAGATCCTATCCACTATAACACAGGAATTGACCGCGCTTTGGCAAAATTTCGTCAAAGAAGTTCTAATGCTGTGGAAGAAAGCTATGGTTTTATAACTATACAGGTAGATCAAAATGATTACATACTTCCTAAAGAAGTAATGGCTGTAAGACAATTATTTCGTCGCAGTATTGGAAGCAGAACCGGTGGTGGAGATGGCGGTAGTTTGTTTGAACCATTTAACCTAGCTTATTCTAATACATATTTGTTGTCTAGTACTAATATGGGCGGTTTGGCAACATACTATGCGTTCGCTAGTTATCAGAAACAAGTTGGTAAAATGTTTGGTTCAGACATTAATTTTACCTTTAATAAAACTACAAAATTACTGACAATTATGCAACGTCCTAGATCATCTGAAGAAGTTCTAGTATGGATGTATAACTATCGTCCGGATTTTAACTTATTACAAGATTCTTTTGCAGGGCAATGGTTGAAAGATTACACTTTAGCGGCCTGTAAAATAATGTTAGGTGAAGCCCGAGAAAAGTTTGGTAGTATTGCAAGTCCACAAGGTAGCACAACATTAAATGGAACTGCATTGAAAAATGAAGGCAAGGCCGAAATGGAAATGTTAGAGCTAGATCTAATTAACTACAAAGATGGCGGAACTCCATTAACTTTTGTTATTGGCTAATAAAAATATTGACATTTTAACCTAACTGTAATATATTATAATATCACTGGAAATATTATGATTATAGGTTTTGTAGGTTTTATAGGTAGTGGAAAAGATACTGCCGCTGATTATTTGGTTAATTTTCACGGGTTTAGGCGAGATAGTTTTGCCAGTACTCTAAAAGACGCAATTGCCCATATATTCGGATGGGATCGTACCTTGCTTGAGGGACGAACAAAACAAGCCCGCGAATGGCGAGAACAAAAAGACGAATGGTGGAGTAAGCGATTAGGTAAAGATATTACACCTCGCTGGATACTACAATATTGGGGCACAGATGTCTGCCGCAATCACTTTCATGACGATATTTGGATTGCCAGTTTAGAAAACAAAATGCGTAAAACTAGTGATAATATTGTTATCAGTGATGTACGATTTACTAATGAAATCCAGGCAATACACAATGCAGGTGGAATTGTAGTACGTGTCAAAAGGGGTGCTGACCCCGAATGGTATGATTCTGCATTAAGTGTAAATCGAGGTCCTAACGGAAACGCTACCTGGGCACTAAGTCGTCAACATTTAGAAAGATTAAAAATACACTCTAGTGAAACTTCTTGGGTAGGTGGAAATATCGATAATGTGGTACACAATGATACTAGTATTGATGAGCTATTTGAGCAGTTAGAGTCATTGGTTAAAAATCAGGAGTTAAATCTCCTTGTCGCCAAGGCAGCTTGAGTTTGTGAAGGATGCGCTGACAATTAGCGCATACAGTTTTTAGGTTATTAAATCGACAGTTTTTTGGATCACCGTCTACATTATAAACATTAAATTGTTCTAAATATTTAGAATTGTATCCGCAACGATCACAGGTCGTTTTCTTTTTATACCCAGCAATGGCCCACAGCGGTTTTCCTTGTTTTCTACCTTTGGCACAGTGATCACATTTTGACCTATAGAATGGTTTACCTTCTTTATAGTAGTTGATTGCCACAGGTCTTTGACCACAAATTTTACATAGATCTCTCATACCCCGCCCTTTTCCTTGCCCTTTTCACTTGTATTTAACCCTGTGATTTTCACTGTAGTGGCTAAATAAAACAAAGTAATCCATCTAAGGAGATATACAATGGCACTAGGATCCCCAGGCGTACAAGTAACCGTTATTGACGAGAGTTTCTATACTCCATCAGCACCGGGTACCACCCCAATAATATTTGTTGCTACGGCACAAGACAAGAAAAATGCATCCGGCACCGGTACTGCTCAAGGTACATTAGCGGCCAATGCAGGTAAAGTTTATGTAATTACCAGTCAGCGAGATCTTGCTGACACATTTGGTACCCCTATATTTTATACAGATTCTAACAGTAATCCAATCCATGGTGGTGAACTAAACGAATATGGTCTACAAGCAGCTTATAGTTTATTAGGTGCTAGTTCAAGAGCATATATTGCTCGTGCAGATGTAAACTTAGCAGAATTAATAGCTAATACTACAACTCCAGTTGGTCTACCAGTTGGTGGAACATATTGGGTTGATACAGCAAGTTCATTATTTGGAATTAGCGAGTGGAATAACACTACTCAAACTTTTACAAATAAAACTCCGTTAATTATTGATAATACAAATCGTGCAACTGCTGCTCCATCAGGAACACCATTAACTAGTTTTGGTAGTCAAGGTAATTATGCAGTAGTTGTTACATCAGAAAACGGTGTTGCATATCCTAACGCAATTTACTACAAAAAAGCAGATAATCAATGGGCATTAGTAACAGCTAATTTTGATGGTTCTAAGCAAGTAGCAGTTGGCCCACACACATCATATCCTACATTTACACAAACTGGAAGTGTATGGGTTAAAACAACAACACCTAGCAATGGTGCAAATTGGGCTGTAAAATATTACAATGCTAGCACACAGGCTTGGAGCCTTGTTAAAGCACCAATTTACAACGGTGTACATCAAGCTACTCAAACTATCGATCTAACCGGTGGCGGAACTAAAATTCCTGTAGGTTCATTGTTTATTGAAACTAATACTACAACTCCTAGTGCAACGTTTAAACTATGGAGACGTGCATCTACTGGTTCAACTGATATTTCAGCAACAACTACATATACCAATGCATTCGGTGGTGGTACATTTGAGATTAGAGAATCTTTGGCAAATAGCGCAAATTGGAGTGCATCCAAAGTTGTAACTATTTCAGTAAATTCTTCTACAATTGTTGGTAGCGTAGTTCCTGCTGCAATTAGTGCAGCTGGATTTACAAATATTGTTGCTAGCTGGGATTCTACAACAAATATATTAACAATTAGCCATAGGTTAGGTGGAAATTTTGAAATCAAAGATACATCCGGCCTAATAGCATCTATGGGATTTACAGCAGGAAAAAATAACCTATATACTGCACCTGATTCAACCTATACATTCTTGGCAAGTAATTGGAAACCATTAGTATATGAAGCAAAATCAAGTGCTCCGTCAACTAAACCTGCAGATGGAAGATTATGGTATGACGGTAATCTAGTTGCTGACATCATGATTCATGATGGAACTAAGTGGGTGGGATATCTAAACGGTAAACCAGGAACAAACCCCACAGGTCCTCAAATTTCTGCCCTAGCACCTACTACACAGTCTAACGGTAATCCATTAGTAGATGGTGATATTTGGATCAGCACAGCAGACATGAACAAATACGGTAAAGATATCTATGTTTGGAATGGAAATACACTAAAATGGGTATTACAAGACGTTTCAGATCAAACAACTCCAAATGGTTGGGTGTTTGCTGATGCTCGTTGGAGTGGTGCCGGCGACGATGTAGATCCAGATTCAATTGCTAAACTATTGACATACGATTATGTCGATCCTGATGCTCCCGATCCTGCATTATATCCAAAAGGTATTAAATTATGGAATCTACGTCGTAGTGGATTTAATATTAAGAAATTTGTCAGTGGATACATTGATGCTAATGCTAACAACGGTATTAATATTAGAGTAACTGGCGATCAGTTATCTGGATATTACAAAGATCGTTGGGTAACAGTCAGCAGTAACAATGATGACGGTTCTGGAAAGTTTGGTACGCACGCTCAACGTGGTTATGTTGTATCTAAATTGAAAGCAATGATCGATACTAACACAGCTATCCGTGATACAGACACATTAGTCTTTAATTTGATTGCTACTCCTGGTTATCCAGAAGCTATTCAAAATATGATCGCGTTTAATACTGATCGTGGACAAACAGCGTTTGTTGTAGGTGATACACCATTCCGTTTAGCACCAAATGCTACTGCATTGAATGCCTGGGGAATGAATACAGCATTAGCTTCTGATAATGGTGATGCTGGTGCAGTTAGCTATGATGAATACATGGGTATGTTCTATCCAAGTGGTTATACAACAGATAATACAGGTAACAACATTGTTGTTCCTCCTAGTCACATGATGTTGCGTACAATTGTTAATAGTGATGCTAAGAGTTATCAATGGTTTGCACCAGCTGGTACACGTCGAGGCGGCATTGACAATGCTACATCAGTGGGTTATATCAACAGCACAGGCGAATTCAATACAGTATCGTTATACGAAGGTCTACGCAACGTATTGCACGATGTTAAAATCAATCCGATTGCTACATTGCCAGGCGTTGGTATTGTAAACATGGGCCAATATACTCGTGCTAAAAATGCCAGTGCATTGGATCGTATTAATGTAGTGAGATTGGTTGCATTCCTACGCCGTCAATTGGCTATACTTGCTAAACCATACTTGTTTGAACCTAATGATACACAGACTCGTCGTGAAATTAAAGCAGCGGCAGAAAGTCTATTGTTAGAATTAGTAGGTCAACGTGCTCTTTATGACTATGTTGTTGTATGCGATACTACAAACAATACCCCTGCAAGAATTGATCGTAGTGAGTTGTATATGGACATTGCGATTGAACCAGTTAAGGCTGTAGAGTTTATCTATATTCCTTTGAGAATTAAGAATACCGGTGCAATTAAAGCCGGAAAATAATAGATAAATATTAAAGAATAAGGAGCATTAAATGCCAATTGCAAGTTTAAATAGATTTACAGTACCCTTGGCGAGCAACCAAAGCTCGAACACACAAGGTCTGTTAATGCCAAAGTTAGCATATCGCTTTCGTGTCACACTGGACGGATTTGGAGTAGCAGGAACACCTAGTACAGAACTAACTAAACAAGTTATGAATGTAACTCGACCTAGCGTCAGTTTTACAGAAATCCCAATTGCAGTATATAATAGTACTGTTAAATTAGCTGGACGTCATGCTTTTGATCCTGCAACATTGACATTACGTGACGATGTTACCGGTGCTGTTAGCCAAAAGGTTGGACAACAACTACAGAAACAATTTGACTTCTACGAGCAAAGCGGTGCTGCTTCAGGCATTGATTATAAGTTTAGAATGCGAGTTGAAATCCTTGACGGTGGTAACGGTGCTTACGAACCAACTAGCTTAGAAAGTTTTGAATTCTTAGGATGTTTCCTAAGCAAAGCTGTATATCAAACCGGTGACTATACCAAAAATGACCCATTAGATGTTGCATTGACTATTACTTACGATAATGCTATCCAGTTAAATCGTCCAGGTGGCGATAGAGTTGGACTAGGTGCTGATGTTGGACGTACAATACGATCATTGGCATTAGGCGGTTAATATACACTAACCCAACAAAGCCTGGTTAAATACCAGGCTTTTTTATTTGGCTAAATATTATTATGAGTCCTTTTGAAAATTTCCTCGGCGGTGTTGTAGATACAGTATTTGGTGGCGGTGGTGCGGATGTAAAAGACTATCAACATGCTAGTCGATTATATGTAGAAAATTCCTACGCACGAGCTCCTAAAACTGGATTCCTTTATTTTGTTTCTTTTGAAATTAATCCTTTTGCAGTTGAAGATAGTAATTGGGCATCGACAGGAATGAAAGAAGCAGGGTTATTAGTTAAACGAGTAGATTTACCTAAATTTTCTATTGCCACAGAAACAGTAAATCAATATAATAGAAAAACTGTTATACAAACATCGATAAAATATGCTCCTGTGAATATAGATTTTCATGATGATAACAGTAATATCACACTTAATCTTTGGAAAAATTATTACAAATACTATTTTGCTGATAGTGCAAATACTAAAGGTTTTACTGATACAAAATACGGAACTGATGATTATGCCTACGGTCTTAATAATAATCAAAACAAAGGTTCATTCTTTAATAAGATACATTTTTATATCTTACATAGACACAAATTTACTCAAATAACATTAGTTAACCCTTTAGTTACAGAATGGACTCATGATAGTTTAGATCAAGGTGAGGGCAATAAAATTTTGTCAAATAAAATGTCAGTGTCTTATGAATCAGTAATTTATAAAGAAGGCAAGATACAAAAGAATGGCGAGTCTGGTTATTTTGCTACAATATATTATGATCAAACTCCTAGCCCATTAAGAACCGCAGGCAATGGAACATTGTTTGGAGAAGGCGGTGTAATTAATGGCGCAACAGATGTCTTTAATAGTTTATCTGAAGGAAATTACATAGGTGCTTTAATACAAGGTGCAGCAACAGCTAAGAGTTTTAAAGAATTGGCCAACAAAGGATTTGAGCAAGAAGCATATAGTATATTAGGCGGTGTATTAGGTGATATATCAAAAACTGGTAATCAACCCGGAAGTAGTGGCTCTAATATATCTAGTCAGATTAATCAAAATATTGGTGTAGGTGTTAAACTATTTAAAAATTTTAGTTTAAGTGAAACCATATTTACTAGAGCATCAGTGACTGATACAATGTTAAAAGAGTAACTATACCGGCAACTGATAATGAATAATTACAATAACATTCCTAAAACCAAATTGCCTAACAGTAGTGATTCTACTGTAAGAGCGTTTGATACATATTTCTCACAACCGTTAGAACTTAACGCTAATACATTAACTGCAATAACTGGATTTTTTACTGGAAGAGGTTTTGAACAAACAGCATCTGAATCCATTTCCGTAATTATTATGAAGCAGGCAAAAAGTGACGGTTACAATCCTATGAAGATATTGGATACGTTGAATGGATTAGATAATGTTGAAATCTCTGCACTAGTAGGAGAGATACTAAACTATAATAGATTTAAAACCAGCTTCCTTGGTTATGCTTTGCAATTCACGCCACACCAAGAAGTATCAAGAAATATATTGGCATGAGCTTAAAATTTAGTCAAGGGATTTACGTTGTAAAAAACCCTGAAAAATATATGGGTAAAAAAATGCCTATGTATAGAAGCAGTTGGGAGTATACATTTATGACCTTCTGTGATAATAATCCCAGTGTTCAGCAATGGAGCAGTGAAAGTGTTAAAATTCCCTATAAGGATCCACTGACTGGAAAACCCACAGTTTATGTACCAGATTTCTTAATATCTTATGTTGATAAGAATATGAAAAAGCACGTAGAGTTAGTAGAAATTAAACCAGCCAATCAAATGATTAAAGAAAAAGTTGGTAAAAATCCTTATAACCAAGCACAGTATGTAAAAAATATGGCAAAGTGGTCAGCAGCCGCAGCTTGGTGTCAACAGCAAGGAATAAAATTTCGAGTAATAAATGAAACGGATATTTTTACCAATGGTGGTAAAAAATAATAAGTAATATTATGACCAAAAAACTTCAAGATGTTTTCAATATTTCCGGCGATGAGGAGCCATTAATTGCTCCGGAACCAACTCCTACGGAAACAGTAACTACTATCAGTTTAGAAGATAGATTAGAAGAATTTGACAAGATTTCAGCAGCTCTTCCTCGGGTAAAAGGGTTAGGTGACATTAGCGATAGCGAATTAGATGCCCTATCTAATAAAGCAGAACAAGCCTATGATGATCTTATGGATTTAGGTATGAATGTTGATCCTAGATATGGTGCCAGAATGTTTGAAGTTGCTGCAAATATGATGAATGCTGCTATTACAGCTAAAAGTGCTAAAATTGACAAAAAACTAAAGATGATTGATTTACAGATCAAGAAACTAGCTATTGATAAAAAACACGGTGAAGTTGGCAATGGAGACACCGTAGAAGGCCAAGGTTATATTGTAACAGATCGCAACAGCATCTTGGAAAAACTTAAGAATCTAGGTAAATAATACTATGAAAAACTTTAAAGATTATCTCTCTGAATCTAAAAAACAGTTTGACTTTCGAGTTAAAGTAGCTGGTACATTCACTACAGAGCAAGAAGTAGCAATGAAAACATTGTTGAATAAATTTGCAATGAGTGGATTTAAAAAGACTGCAACAACTCCTATTCAGGCTCTACCATTAGATTTTCCTCAGGTTAAGAATTGCGAAGTGAATATATATGAAGTGTCTTTGGACTATCCTACTACACAACAAGAACTCACAGAATATCTAACCACAGAACTAGGTGTTAATAAACAAAATTTAGTAGTTCGTCGCCCAGGCGAACCTAGTGAAGAATATCAACACATTGAAGCTAATCCTCGTGAAGGTGCATTGTTAGATGATCCTACCTACAAGGAAGCAGGTAATCCGCAATTTGAAGATTACTATGGTGATAAGTATAATACCGGATTTGTAAAAGAATTAAATGATATTTTAAAATTACAACGCAAAGCCCGTGGGGAAGAAATTCCTTCAGAAGGCTCGGCAAAGTATAACACTGAAAGCCCAGCAAATACAGCCAGTGTTTTAAAACAGGCAGAAGACCCAAGGAAATAAATTATGAACATGATCGATGTATTAAAACGCCTAGCTGAGCTAGATGATAAAAACCCAAATATTGTTAAAGAAAACGCAAACTTAGAAGAATGCGGCCCAATGGGAATGATGGGTGGAATGAGCCAACCACAAACACCTGCTAGTGTTAACATTACTGCTGGTAGCGGTCAAGAATTAAGTGCAATGCTTAAAGACATTATGTCATTAGCTGGCATACATAAAGTTGAGCCTGACCATTTAGGAGTTGAGCCTGAACCAATGACGTTGACTGCTGAGCCAGTAGCTGCGGTTGGCCCAATGCACACGGCTAGTGATGATATGCGCAGCGTTATCGACAAGCTAAATCCAGATATGGATGGTGAACAAGATGGTGAACAAGATGGCGAGGAAGAAGAGACTGACGAGGGAATGTGGGATAATAGTGGGAACAAACCTACCAATGTTCCTCCAATGAATCATGATGCTATGTTGAACAAAGATATGCAAAATCAAGATCAAGCTGGTCATCAAGGTGTTGGCGATAGAAATGATGGTAAACAACCTAAGGCTTTCCCAGGGAAAGCCTTAGGTCCTAAGGCTTTCCCTACTATGGAAGCTCAATTAATGGCTGAATACAAACGTTTCATTTCTGAAACAAACGAATAATACATTAGGATGTAATCCAAATAGGCTCTCCGGAGCCTATTTTTTTCATTAAATAGAAGTATGGCAACTAAAAATCTTGATAGCAATCTAATTAAAAAAGCACATTCTACTCAACGGTGGAGTGAAGAAGATATTGAGCATATGTTGAGGTGTAATGATCCAGACACTGGACCGCAATATTTTTTAGAAAACTTTTTCTTTATACAACATCCTACTAAAGGTAAAATACAATACAAACCTTTTAATTATCAAAAACGATTATTGGATAGCTATCATGGACATAGATTTAGTGTGAATATGCTAGGTCGTCAAATGGGTAAAACTACAACAGCGGTGGGATATCTGTTATGGTATGCTATGTTTATACCAGATAGTACCATACTAATTTCCGCTCACAAATATACAGGCGCACAGGAAATTATGCAACGCCTGCGTTATGCCTATGAAACTTGTCCTGATTTTTTACGAGCAGGAGTTACTAGTTACAATAAACAAAGTATAGAGTTTGATAATGGTAGTCGTATTGTAGCACAAACAACCACAGAAACAACAGGTCGTGGTATGTCTGTATCATTGTTATATTGTGATGAGTTTGCCTACGTTGAACCAAATATTGCTGTTGAATTTTGGACATCCATATCCCCAACATTAGCCACAGGTGGTAAGGCTATTATTACGTCAACACCTAATAGTGATGAAGATCAATTTGCACAAATTTGGAATGAAGCAAATAAAAGATTTGACGAGCACGGAAATACCACTATACTAGGTCGTAATGGATTCTTTCCTTGTATTGCAATTTGGAATGAGCATCCGGATAGAGATGAAAAATGGGCCAATGAAGAACGTAGTCGAGTGGGTATAGAAAGATTTGATCGAGAACACGAATGTAAATTCTTGATTTTTGATGAGACTTTAATCAATAGTATTAGTCTATCAGATATGGAAGGTATTGAACCTATAATGAAAATGGGACAGGCTCGTTGGTATAAAAAGATAAACCCACTTAGTACCTATATTGTTAGTTTAGATCCCAGTCTAGGCACAGGTGGCGATTATGCTGCCATAGAAATTTTAGAATTACCTAGTTTAGAACAAGTTTGCGAGTGGCATCATAATATGACCCCTGTACAAGCACAAGCAAGAATATTAAGAGATCTTTTAAAACATATTGATGAAAAATGTCAAGAAGTAGGAGTAACTCCTAGTATCTATTACAGTGTAGAAAATAATACGTTAGGTGAAGCTGCATTAGTAGCTATAAATGAGCTAGGTGAAGAAACTTTACCCGGATTATTTTTAAGCGAGCCTATAAAGAAAGGTCATGTACGTCGATTTCGTAAGGGATTTAACACTACCCATGCAGCAAAAATTGCAGCTTGTTCTAAACTTAAACAGCTAATAGAAAGTAGAAAAATCAAAGTAAACAGTAAAACATTGGTTAGTGAATTAAAAACTTTTGTGGCACAGGGTATTACATTTAAGGCAAAAGTAGGTCAACACGACGATTTAGTGTCTTCTTTGCTGTTAGCAATGCGTATGGTTATGTTATTGCAGGACTGGGATCCCAGCATTTATGATAAAATGCGAGATCATACGGGCATGGAAGAGCACGATTTACCCATGCCTATTTACATTAGTACCTATTAATGTATAAATATAGAATATGAAATCCATACAAATTATTTCCCAAGATCTGTTTGATAAAGTTCGCAGTCGTTTCTCTAATTTAGAAATGGGCGACGAAACTGGAGCAGTAACCATTGATCCGGCAGAAGCACGTTTCTTTGACTTTGACTTTGTAAAAGAAAATATAAACTTAGGTCGTGTTAGCATTAGCCTTAACGAATTAGGTAGTTTAAAAGTTTACTATAGTCAAGGTATTACAGAAAATCAAAATGATCCTGCTAAACAATTATGGTATAGTTTCTTAAAAGAAATGAGATTTTTTGCTATGAGAAGATTATTACGTTTTGATACTCGTGATATTGCCAAGACTAATCTAGATAAAAATGATTTTCAATATTTGGCTAATAAAGAGCCTAAGGAAGAACAAGATATGACAACAATGAATGAATCCCGTTGGAACAACAAAAGCTCAAGAAAAACTAGTCGCGCAATCAAAGGCAAAACAGAAGTTATTGTAAGGCACGCAAATCCAGTTGATGAAGAATATGCAGGCTCACGTAGTCAAAAGAAAAACATTAAGGCAATCTTTATTCAAAATCATGATGGTGAAAGATTTAAATATCCATTTATTCATCCAGCCGGCGCATTTGCCATGGCACAGCACGTAGATCACGGTGGTGCACCACATGATCCAGCAGGCAAAGCAATTATTAAAATGAGCGAAGATATAGCTCAACTACAAGAATTTCAACGCAAGATTCAAAGAGCATCTTTACACGATGATGCAACAGGCATTACAGAAAGAGCCGTAGGCCGATTACAAGAACTTAAATCAAAAATTGATGCATTAGGCAAACGCCATCATTACGAATCATGGGTAATGGAATTTAATGAACAAGAGCACATGGATGACGGCATTATGGAATTAGATGCCGTCACTATGGAAGAATATAAACAAAAATTTACTCAAACAAATTTCCAAGAAGAACTAGCAAGTTACTTTCTACTACTACATAGAATTATGAGTGAGGATAATACTGTTGACCTTGAAGAATATGTATCGGAGCAAGATATAGAAGAAGCCACTGCTCTTCAAAGTTTAGGAGGTAATCCTAGATTTGCTCAAAACCGTCCAATGCCACAACACAGTGCTGCACCATGGGATGACGAGGACGAAGAAAATAACAACAAACCTACAAATACTAAAGGGTCTGATGGTGCAGAACACGGCGGGCATTCTAGAGCAAGACATCTAGCAAGACAGGCAATTCCAAAAGAAAAAACAGCAGCAGAAAGCATTGATGCTTTTGAAGAATGGGCAGATGCTACAGAACAAGGCAACCTTACAGCCGATCAAATTAGAGAACTGCAAAATGCTATAAAAGAGTTACCAGACGGTAAATTACAATTAGGAACTAACGGTCAAACAGCAATTGAGTTTTTTGCAGACATAGTAGAACTACACCCAGAACTAGCAGAAAAATTCCAAAAACAATTTGGTATTAATCCTGATGCAGATCCTATTAAAGATGTATTAATACCCTGGGCAGAAGAAGAAGAAAATTATCCTAACCTGATTACATTGTTAGGACTGGGCAACACAGAAAAACCACAAGCGGAGCAACCACCACAACAACCGGCAGCACCTGCTCCAGAACAACCTACAGCAGAAAATGATGATATGTCTATGAACAAAGGCACAATGGAAACTGCTAATCCTCGAGCAATGATTAAAATGATTGCAGAAAAAGTAAAAAGTTTCTACAATAGAGATAATCCAGAAGTTGGTCCGTTCCGTGGCAATGAGGGAATTGCTATTGATGTTGAAAAAGAATGTTCTGATCAATTTGGACCACAAGCTGGTCAACAAGCTCGCCTGATGGCCGAAGCGTTGATGAAAAAACTTACCAACGAATGGGAAGAACGTCACGGTAAATCCGCAGCAGTTGGTGCAGTTGATCCCGATGACGGATTAGCAAGATTAAAAGAACTACTGGGCAATGTTAAATCCAAAGTAGAGGGCATTGGAGATCAAGGTGTTAGCACTCGTGATTTCAATAAAAATATTATGCCAGCAGAAGGATCTAAACAAGACTTTAGAACACACGGAATGGATAGTAAACCAAGCAAGGAAAATCCAGCAGGTAATCCTCCCCCATTAGATTGGAAAGTAGATCCAATTCAGGCAGCAACAGATAGAGCACACGATGCTGGTGCAAAATTGCTACAAAGACTAGCAGGAATTAGAAAAAAATAATTGGGGAATTTTTCCTAAATATTGGCAATCATTAAGGTTGCGATGATAAATAGATGTGTGTATACTTAACCGTATGCACACATTTTCTTTTTAGTCAGTTGGCTTTAAAGAAGAGGCATAATATAAAACATTTATTAAGGAAAAATCATTATGGCAACTTTAGCAGAAATTCGCGCAAAACTTCAATCATCATCTCAACAAGGCGGCGGGCAATCCGGCGGCGGAGATAATGCAATTTACCCTCACTGGAATATGCCAGAAGGTTCGACTACACAAGTTCGATTCCTTCCAGACGCTGATCCAAATAACACTTTCTTCTGGATCGAACGTGCAATGATCAAATTGCCTTTCGCTGGTGTTAAAGGTGAAACTAATTCTAAACCCGTTACCGTACAAGTTCCTTGTATGGAAATGTGGGGTGAGACATGTCCAGTATTGACAGAAGTCCGTCCATGGTTCAAAGATAAATCTTTGGAAGATATGGGTCGTAAGTATTGGAAAAAGAAATCTTACTTGTTCCAAGGTTTTGTTATTGATAGCAAACTACAAGAAGAAGGTAAGACACCTGAGAATCCAATCCGTCGATTCATCATCGGCAGTCAAATCTTCAATATCGTCAAGAACGCATTGATGGACGCCGAGATCGAAGAACTACCCACAGACTATGTTCGCGGTCTTGACTTCAAGATTGCTAAAACCAGCAAAGGTGGTTATGCTGATTATTCTACTAGTACTTGGGCTCGTCGTGAACGTG